CAGCTAATAGTACAAGTCAATTGACAGCGGCAAGTTCAACTGACAAAGTTCGTATAGCTACAACAACATCAGCGATAGCAATATCAGTTGGAAATTCAAGTGTTACTGCTAACCTCACATCAAGTGAAATCATACCAGCCAATACAGTTGAGCGCAGTTTCATCGTGGGGCAAGGTAACTTTATTGCTTATATCAACGTAGCAGGAACTGCTGGAGCTTTTAGTGTCACCCCACTTGGTGCACCACACGCTAACTTGACAAACGGATACCTAGTAGGTTAATTTTTACTCCTTGAGATAAATATATTATACATTCGCATTCGGCGAGTTTATGCGGTCCCCGCCGCGTAGTGACTAGAACTCACTAATATTTCAAGGAGAATCAAATGGGACGTCCTCTAAAAATCGCAAAGGCTCAAGCAGTCTTAACAGTTACCGCTACTACAGCAGCTGGTAGCATCGTTACAGTTTCACAAAACTTAACAACCGTTGGTGTCGCAGCCGGCATGAAGTTCTCAGTAGCATCTACTGTAGGCGGACTTACAGCTAATGTGACATACTATATTTCTTCAGTCATTGATGTCAATAACTTTGTTGCAGCAACTACTCAACGTAGCGTTCAGCCGCAAGTTCTAGCAACATTAACTGACACAACTAGCCAATCAGTTAGTGCTACAGTTAATGTTGTTGACGCATACTTCAACAACCCACTTGGTGGAACAGGTTTCCCAGCAACTAACGCTAATACATATGGTGTAGTTGGTGGTAATACAGCTATCATTGGTAAGCAAGTGTTATGTAACGTAGCATTTGGTGTTCAAGGTGTAGGTACATTGTTTGCTTCAACATCAAGCAATATCGTAGTTGGTTTAGGTACTGACTTTGCTAATCTTGCAACAGGTTCACACTTATATGCTCAATGGGGTGGTAATGTACAAGTAGCACAATTGCTAGGTACTACAACAGGTACTAAAGGTAACTTGAAAGTTGTTGTTGCTAATACAACAGTTACAGGTAACATCATTGGTACATCTGGTAATGCTCAAACATTGACAGCAAGTACCCCAGTCGTATTCGATTCAACATTTGGTGGATTGACTGCTGGTACAACTTACTTTGTTAAAGCTATCGCTAACGCAGCCGCATTTACCGTTGCAGCAACACCAGGCGGTGCTGAAGTTCAATTGACTGCTAATGCAAGTGTTACTGGTAATGCTATTCAAAATCGTGTTATATTGGGTGCAGTATCTGCTAACAATGCAAGTGGTGTAAATGGTTATGGTGATGGTTTTGCTCAAGCACTTCCAGAAGCTGGTTACATTGTTCGTCAAAAAGGTAAGACAAAGTACTTGGTAACAGGTACAGTTACAGGTATCACTAATGCAGTTTACACAGCTAATGTTGCTAACACAGCATTGACACCAAACACAATGGCTATCATTGCAACTAACGCTGCATCTGGTACACAGTATGTTTCAAGTGTAAATGATTACCAATCACGTACATTCCCAGCAACAGTAGCTGACGGTTCATTGTCTATTGGTACAGTATATGTAATTTATCAATCTGGTAATACAAATTGGACAGCATACGGTGCAGCAAGTAACATCACTGGTGTTACATTCGCTGCTACATCTGCCGGTGGTTCAGGTACAGGTCTAGCAGTATTGGCTAACGTTAACCCTGACGTTATTGGTACATTCAATACAGCTTATGTTGCGAACGCTGCTAACGGTCAACCTAACCCAATCGTTACAATCAACGGCGTCTAATCATGGCGACCGCAGCAAGTAAGGCCACTAAAATGACACCTGAAACTGACATAGCAGTACTTCAAGTTCAAGTTAGAAACATCGAAGATAAAATCGGTGAAGTAAAACAGGACTTGAAGGCTATTCACGAATGCCTTGACACAAACGCAGAAGAAACTAGACAAATGTTGAAATCTATGCGTGAACAAGATGTTAAAGAGCATACTGAATTAGCAGGTAAAATTTCTGTATTAGAGAAATGGCGCTGGATGATGATGGGGGCCGGCGTAGTAGTCGGTGCTCTAGGATTCAATACTGTAGCAGCATTGCTAAAATAAAAAAAGAGACTTAGGTCTCTTTTTTTGTAAGTGCTTTTAATTTTTCTTGTACAACATCAAAGTTTACTGTACTAAACAATCCAGGGTGTAATGGTTTGGGATATTGATTATCTCCTACCCATGCATACCCACAATGTTCTTCATTCAATACTGGGACAAATTCATCACCTATTTCACAAAAGAATGTATGATAAGTGAAAGTATGATTGATGAATTTCTGAATGGGAATCAACTTGGCGTTGTCAGGGAACGCCCCAAGTTCTTCCTGACATTCTCTAGCAATACCCTCAAAGAGGGTTTCACCATCTTCTATTTTACCACCAGGAATACCCCAGTTTCCTGGGTTCTTGTTGTCAGTACGTAATAGATAAAGGTAGCGATTTGTTTTATTGCTAAAAAAGAAAACGCCGGCAGATGTATTGCTCATACTATGATTTATCACAGTATTAGATGACGATAGAATAATCCCCAGCCTCATAAAATCCTTCATATGATTTCATCCACATATCATCAACGAAACGATATTGTACGTTAGTTGAGATATTGGTTACATATTCAAGTGTAGTATGAGTAGCAGTAGTGCTATCAAAACTAACAAACCATTGTCCAGTACCTGCATTATATTGAATAATATCATTAGCAAAAGCAACAACATTACCCCAAGCAACGGTACTCTCTCCAGGTGAACCAATGTTATCAACTAATAGATATCTACGTCCGTTAATTGGTCCGGGCAATCCTGCGTTTGGTCCAGTCAGTTGTGGATTGATAACACCATCTACAGGACTTAGTGTATTCTGTGGTAATGTATCAGGGTCGATGTTATAGATTAATAATCTATCATCATTTGGATTGGGTACAATCGTTCCTACGATATCAGTATTCATATATGGATTCTGTAACCATATTTGACTAATGCCGGGCTTGACGGTTCCATATACATTCAAAACACTAGACCAGTATATGTCTGTATCAGGGTTAGGTGGTAAGTTTAAATCAATGTTAGATGGATCGAATGCAATAGCCTGTGGTAATATCTGTAGTGTATTACCTACCAATAATATCTTATACCCATAAGGTGTAATCTTTTGTCTAGTGCCCAACAACATATCATCGTTTTGCATATCCTGCAATGCATTACCAGCAAAGATACTCGCAATGATTTTCTCAATAACACCCATCTTCTTAACTTTACTTGCTGTAGTGATCCATATTGGCATATAGAACTTCCAACTCATAACGTCAATAGGATTACCGGTGCCTACAGGAATACTACGACTACTAAATGTTAGTCCATCTTGAAACACTGCGCTAAGACTTGTCCAGTCAAGGAAGTTGTCAGTACTTTGAATTTCTAATGCAGGATTAAACAATGTGCCTAACTGCTCTAGTAATTGTAATTTCTGATTAACGTTGGTAGTCCAAAAGTCAACTGTGATTCTTAGTGTGTAAGGTACAGGCATCAATCTTTCAACAGTGAATGCTTGCCCTTGTACTGTTTCATAGCTTTGTGTATCTTGGTTATATGATCGTTGGCGAACATTGACCTTCTCTACAAACGTAGGATCCTGTGTCCACTTTTGATTGTACTCTAATCCACTTATATAATAAGTAATCAGTGGTGCGCTAGGCAAGTTACTTGCACTGTTGTTAGCAATGATAGTTGATGCCTGTCTGCTGCTATCGCCATACATGATTGGAACACGCACGATGATATCGTTACCTGCAGGGTCTTTGCCCTTAGTAACTTCCCAGTTGGAAAAAATCTTAGCAAATTGTATTAAAAATCTGCGTATTTGTGAATCATAGAAGTAAGCAGCCAAAATTATATCCCTTGTATAAATAGTAGTGTAACTCGCGGCTTCGGACACCCAGTTACTCTAATGCTACAAAGGAGCAATCAGCATGACTATTTATCTTTATCACAAGCGCCACCGTAATACCGGATTAAATTACTTTGGAAAAACTACAGTAGAACCATATGTCTATGCAGGCTCAGGAAAATACTGGAAAAGACATTTAAGTAAACACGGGGTTAATATTGAAACTGTTAATGTATGGGAATTTACAAATCAAGATGAATGCACTAGATTTGCGTTAAATTTTTCCACAGAAAATAAT